GAGCCTTCATCGATGCAAGCTGTTCAGGTGTCATAGTGTTGATGTGGTCTTTAGCCTGTTTGATCAGGTCAGCCAGGAAAGACGGATTAGCTTTTAAGTCAGGCACCCATACCTCACCAGTTTCACCACCTAAACCACCTGCATTTTTGGCATGATGAGTAGGGCAAGGTCTAAAGCTGATCACACGTTCATGCTTGCCTTCACCTGTTTGCACAGTGGTCAGGTAACCCATTACATCTGCAATGCGGTACAGCTCATTACGGTTCTTACCACCAAGATCTGGCCGGTAAATTACCTGGTCACCGTTCTGGTCTTCAGAAGCATGGGCAATGAAAACGACGTCTTTACCTGAAGCAATTAGCGTATTCACGTATTGCTTGAAGATGTTATTGGCCAAGCCTTGGGCCTTAAGTTTTAAAGAGCCATCTTTTTGCTTGTTTGTACTGTTTAGCAATAGGTGAGTCTTAATGCTTTCAAGCATTGCGCCAACGGTATCAATCACAATCGTTTTAAATGGTTCTAGATCCTGCATGGTCAGGTTAGCCACATCAGCCCATTGATTGACCTGAACCACAGCACCGCGACGCAGTTCACCAGTACGGTGGGAACCTTTATCGAAGTCGAATGAAATTGCTTTTTCACCAGTGAAACCAATTGATGTTTTACCCAAGCCCGGATCTGCGTACAGATAAACGATAATGGCTTGAACCAATAGCGGTTGATCCGCTGGAATAATATTAATCGCCATCTCAACGTACTCCCGGCTGACGGTTTTTACGTTTAAAGTCACTGTATGCTTCAGTAGCAAAATGACCGGTACTTTCTAATACCTGGTTGTATTGGGCATTGCGTTTCACAGAGCGGGCACGTTCAATCCCGTTCTTAATCGAAGCGTGTAACGTCAACTTATCAACGCTTTGCAAAACACCGCTGGTATTACCGATACGGAAAACATCCAGATTGGCAAAGTAGTCACGTGTAGAAGGGCGGTTGCCATTAACCCGGACGGCGTAGTAACTGAATCGGTTTTCCTTGCCAACGCGGTACACCTCAAAACCATGCAGGTGATGTACGAACTCAACAAAGTATTGAGCCTGTTTTGCATAGACTGCAGACTCAATCGGTAGCTTGAAAATAGGCAGCTCTTCAGTTTTGAACTGCAGAAAGCCTGAGTACAGATCAGAAAAATTAACTTGTGCTTGGCTGTTTAAAGGTGACCAGTTTTGGCTACCTTCTTCACACCACATCACTGACTGGCCTTTGCTCAGCGCAGCAAAGATTTGTTCAGGAGAATTTAAGATCATGACTTACCTCCCACCGCATACACCACAACGATTTGATTTTCAGTGGTGTGCTTAATAAGTTCTTGAAAGCCATTAAGAGCATCTTTCAGGGTTTCAGCGGTAGCATTGCCTGGACGAACACACAGAGTTTCAATAGCTATCATCAGGTCGCGTTTCTTTGAAATATCCACTAGATAGCCTCCACCATACGGTGTTTCATGATGTGCCCAGCGATCATTGCATTGATTTCACGGTGATCCTGATAATCAGTAAAATCGTTATATGGATTGCCATTGGCATCGAATACTTTGATCTCACCAAGTTCTATCACTTCTACGTTAGTGAACTCGGAACCTGGTACACCGTAATCGTCTGGATGTGCTGCAACTTCAAACGAAGTAATTTCCAAACGAAAGCCATCTAAATTCAAGATTGCTTCACCGCGTACGTCGTCCAGCATTTTTAAAGACACAATGCCGTATTCTGATTGAATGTTTTGAGCTGGAGCTACTTGGCTAGTGCCAAAGTCAGCATGCCAACCAAACGCTAATGCGCTTACAGTTAAGGCAGTAGCAACAAGAGTTACCTTGAAACTATTGTGTGGAGTTAATTTTGCAATCATAATTTACTTACTCACTGAGAGAGAGTGGGTCACGCTCCAGGTTGTTAGCGCAACGCTGGAGCTTTTTGTTGTCTGTGAATGTAATTTAGTATTTACTAAATAAACTGTCAATAGTAATTACTAAATAAATTTAGTGAAAATTAAGTCTTTGCTAATTTTTATGTTTTAATAGACAAAAGAAAACCCACACAGGGTGGGTTGTTTGGAGTTTATTGAGATGATCGGAGTAACCAGCAAGGGCAAATTAATCTCAGTGAAAGCGGGTCAGAGACCAAAAGGCTTTCTTATAGGTATTCTTATTACTGATCCAGAGCATCTAACTGAGGAAAATCTAACAAAGATCAAATTGCGCTTTCACGGACCAGATGGTCAATTAAATCGATATCGTTGCCTAGATGCTTTACATATAGATCAAGGCCGGATTGATCAGAAGGATGATGAATCACCATTACAACTTCAAAAATCTGACCATCTAGATTTATCCACTCACCAATCCGGGGTAAAGTTTCAAATTCGTGAGCATAGAGAGGCTTTTGGACGCCTTTTACAATATTTATCAAAGAAACTTCGATCATAATTTTATCCTTTATATTTTAGTTAAGATCAATGTTGGCACGTCTTAAGCTCATAATATCAGGGAAAATTCGAATATATTAAAAAGAAAACCCGCCAATCGCGGGTTAAATTTGAGTCACTTTATTATTACAAGCCATTGCTTCTCTGGCTTTAAGTAAAATATAGCTAAATAATATTGCAAAATTAAGAAATCCACCGAAGTGGATTTACTGAATATTTTGGGGCTATTGAAAAGTGTTACTGCTTAAAATAGAAAATAACGAGTAGTGCTATAATAATGATTAAAATTATAACCATCATACCGATTTCCATGATTGCTCACCTACGAACCCTGGAATGCTTATTTTAACATTGGATTTGATCTCGTTGTTTGTAATACTCCAGAGTTCTATCTAGATCAGACAAAAGTACTGCTTTAGTATATTCAGAGTTTAATATGAGCATGTTGGGAATATAGTTCTTCTCATACTCACTTGGATAGTCTTTGCAAAGGATCTGAACACGCAAATTTTCATCTGTGAATTCAGATTCCAATCTATCAATATAAGTACCTAAAACCTTTTCTGATTTTTCTAAAGTGGTTATAGCTTCGTCTAACTCTTGTTCAGTAGGCTGAGTGTTCTGGCAGCCAATGAAAGCTAAGGATAAGAGTAGGGTGGCTAAAGTAATTATTCTCATAGTCTAATTTTATTGTTATTGGACTTTGAATTATATGCAAAATTTAATAAAAGAAAACCTCTAACCAGTGATTAAAATAAGATAAAATTAAGAAAAATAATAGGGTAGGAAGCATGTCAGCATTTTTAATAATTATGGGATTTATCTTATCCTTTACGGGAATCATTTTTGGACCTCATATCTTACATGAAAAGGTCAAAAATCATATGGATGCAAAAGCTGCAGGTTTCTTATGCATGCTTCCAGGTGTGTTCCTATTTTGTCTTGGTAGCTATTTAAAATAAAACTCATCTGCATTGAATTAAAAACTAATCATATTCTGGTAGAAATTAATAAAATTCTTCGCTCTTGCATGATTAGTATAAAATAATGCTATGTCAGGTTTGCAGCTTTACATTAATCATTAATATTAGATTTGATTAAGATTTTATCCTGATACATCTTTTTATCAGCTTCTATAATGGCTGCAGATAATCCATATGCCGGATTCCTCATTGCAAGGCCAATCGCAGCACTAATATTAGCTGTTGCAAAAGCATTCTGAATTCTTGATACAAGTTTTTTGGCATTTTCTAGGTTGGTTTCTATACACATTACAGCGAACTCATCACCGCCCAAGCGAGCCACAATATCATTGCTGCGTACAGTATCTTTTAAAGTTAGAGCCATTCTTTGAATTATCTCATCACCAGCTGCATGCCCTAAGGTATCATTTGTGATTTTTAAATCATTAAGATCAATCATTAAAACGGCAGTTGGATGGCCATATCGCTTGCATCGTTCTTCTTCCAAGTTAATTAATTGATCCCATGCACGACGGTTAAAAAGGCCGGTCATTGGATCAGACAATGCTTCCATTTCAAAACGTTCAGCTTTACGTACGTATTCATCTGCTCTCAATTCAGCTTGAATAGTATAACTAAGCACACTTCCTATTAAGTCAAATAAGGGAGCATCTTCAACAAGAATTTTAGATTGGGGTTCAGGATCAATTGCACAGAGAGTACCGAAAAGAGAACCGTCTTCTCTTAAAAGAGGTTGTCCAATATAGGCTTTAATAGTGACTAGCTTATTTATTGGCGCATCTGTATAAACTTGAATATCAGGTGAGTAAGGAGCAATGCGAGGAGCTTTATTTTGTACCATGTGCGCACAGAAGGAGTCGGCCCAATGAAATACTTGTCCTGGGTTAATGTTATAGCCATTATCTTCACTTAGCAGGACAATCCAGTCATCACCCTCCGTACGGGTAATCATCCATAACTTAAATCCAAATCGTTGAGACAAGAATTTTAAAATAGCTTGGCCTGCTTCTTCAAAATTCTTAAAGTTAAGACTATTCATTAAGTAAACCTGCCTTGGTACGAATAATTTTATGGTAGATATCTCAGATATGAATGAATGTTATAATAATTGTTATATGGAAATGTACTAAATTTATATTATTAGATATGTTCAAAACAGTTGTTTTCTAAAATTTAAACTGATTCTATTAAGATGAATTGAGAGGCTAAGGCTGCCTCATTCTTTATGGAAAAAGAAAATGAGAGTCAAAATGGCTATGATGTTCACTAGAAGTAAGAACAAATTCAATGTCATGGCTAAAGCGATCTATTAAAAACATATTTATTATAAATTTAAAGATGTATTTTGAATGTATCTTTATTATTAAAATAAAAAAACCCATCGATGGGGCGGATTGGATATAAAAAGTAAAAGGATGTTAAATATTTCTCTTGGCTCCTCGATGTCAGGCTAAAAAACATATATCATATGCTTTGAAATGAGGTTTATTTAGATATGCACATTGAAGCTGTAGATTTATTTTGTGGAGTCGGAGGACTCACGGCAGGTTTAATTAAGTCTGGTATTAAAGTTAAAGCAGGATATGACATTGCTAGTGGGTGTCGTTTTGCTTATGAGTATAATAATCAAGCAACTTTTGTTCATAAAGATGTAGCAGAGGTTACAGCTGGTGAAATTTCATCATGGTACTCCCAAGGTAGCATTAAGCTCTTAGCTGGGTGTGCACCCTGTCAACCATTTTCTACTTACAATCAAGGCAAAGACACAAGTACTGATAAAAAGTGGCCGTTACTTTATCATTTTTCAAGACTAATTAGAGAAGTAGTACCAGAATTAGTAACAATGGAAAATGTTCCAGATGTTATTAAGCATAAAGTTTACCAAGATTTTATAGCTGAACTTGAAATGCAGGGGTATGAAATATTCGCAAAAGAAGTCGCGTGTGTAGATTATGGTGTCCCTCAGACAAGACGTCGACATGTACTTTTAGCATCTAGAATTGGGAAAATAGAACTTATACCCGCTACTCATACTAAACCAGTAACGGTTCGTGAAGTAATTTCAACATTGGAACCTCTGGTGGCAGGCCAAAAATCAATGAATGATCCTCTGCACTTGGCTGCAAATTTAAGTGAAATTAACTTAAAACGCATTAAAAGTTCAGTTCCTGGAGGCACTTGGAGGGATTGGCCAGAAGAATTGCGTGCTGAATGTCATAAAAAAGAATCAGGGCGATCTTATCCTGCTGTCTATGGACGTATGGAGTGGGATAAACCAGCACCCACTATGACAACTTTATGTTATGGTTTTGGAAATGGTCGATTTGGTCATCCAGAACAAGATAGAGCGATCTCTTTAAGAGAAGCAGCATTATTTCAAACTTTCCCTCATGATTATAAGTTTCTTGAAACCCCTGAAAAAATGAATTTTAAAGGGGTAGGAAGAATGATTGGAAATGCCGTGCCTGTCCGTTTAGGGGAAATTATAGGTATTAGTTTTAGGAAGCTACTCTAGCCATTTCTTGATCTAGCATATGACAAAAATCAGTTAAAAGTAATTTTGACTGATTGAATAATTCATTTATTGTTGATGAATTAGCCTCTAAAGTTTCCCATGAAATTTGTTTTCCAACTTCCGAAAAAGAAGAGCCTCCATGTGCTAAAAGTTGACGATTATCTTTAAGAGTTTGAATTTGAGATAAATCCAAAAGATTCAATGGACTAATATCAATACCAAAATCCTCTAAAAAAGTTTTAATTTTTTTCCCATCAAGATTACCATTTACTAGAAACTTTTGTTCTTCAGCATCTAAATCGAAACAAATTAACATAGCACAATTTGAAAAATTCAAATTTGAGTCTTCTTGAATTAATTTTGTTTGTATAAGTTGATGTTTTTTGGTCGTTGATCTTTTAATAATAGAATATAAATTATATGTAAATGATTTATTTAAATCATCAACTGATAAGCTGCAGCTTTTTAAGAAGTTATACAAACATTTGAATAATTCTAGAAAAGCACTTTCAAGAATATTATATTGCATAAGTACAATATTGGATTTCAATATATGTTCATGTTCTCTTGGCAAATCAAAATCAGAACTATCTTTTAAAGTCTTAAATTGGATTAAAAAATTATTCATCTCAAAATGTCTTTCCTCAAAAATAATTTCAGCTGAATCAAAATAAGACATATTGATCACCATTATTTGAGCCAACCTCTTCATCATCAGGACCTTGTTCTAAGAATGGAATAATTGATTTTCCACTTAGTGCTTTAATAAAAGCTGTAGAGGTTGGTTCCCATGGCAAACTTAATAAATGGTTAACTACAAAGAAAGTCCGATCTTTTAACTTAGGTATTGAATTACTTGCATCACTATCAGTTAAGATTGAAAAAATTTCAGAATTTAGCCAATTAGATATATTACTAATATCAATTGGTCTTGGATCAGCTAATGCTAAAGATACACCGACTGAAAGAGCTTCAAACCTAATTCTTGGTACAGAAATATTTTTTGTGCTTTTTTTAAAGTAGATGGGTGCAAATTTACATCTACAAAATCCAGCATTTCTTCAAATACACTTCTAAATACTTTTTCATCAAATGTAATTATTTTCTCATTATCTTTATAACTATATTTATTATTCATCTTTGCCATAAAGTTAGTTAAGAAACTACGTACCTCTTTTACATATGAATCCATATCGAATCTATATGCAAAAAATCTTAATAGCATTTCTTCATATTCTCTATTATTAATTCTTCCTGAAGAGATAGGGCATAGTCGTTTGAATTTCTCATCTTTTGCAAGCTCTTTTAGGAAAAGTAAAAATTCCCCGTCATTTGTACCAAAACGGATTTCCATTGGATTTAGAGTTACGCCACCAGAATTTAAACGGTAAAAAATTTGTCGACGTGCTTCTTCATCAACATCCATTAATTCAATGAAGCGTATAGTTTTTCGTTTAAGCCTTAATTGCCTTGACCCTTTTAAATCTTTAAATTTAAAACCGTTAAGTTCTGGTACTAAAGATAAGCCTTCTAAAGCAAACATATTATTTAAAAATCGAGCTATTGTCCTAATACGTTGAGAACCATCAATAATTTCTATACGCCCTTCATTATCTCCATCACTTACATCTGCTACATAAATATATGGAATTGGTAAATCTGTAATCACTGACTCTATAAATTCAGATTGTTGTTTTATTGACCATTTAAATTCACGCTGATATTCGGGCATAAATAATTCAGTTTTATTACCGATCTCCGGTACTAATTTTGTGTATTTATCAACAATTAGTTCGGTTGGAAACTCACGAATATCAAAATCTGAACTTTTTTGTTTTTGTTTTATAGCTTGTTCAGCTATTTCTTTTTTTTCTTCAGTTATGTTGTATTCTTCATTTAATAAAGATAGATTAGCCATAAGTAATGTCACTCGAATAAAATATTTTGATAGATTTAACTTTATCAATTAAAAAAGCCGCCTATAGCGGCTTTTTTATTAGTACTTAAAATCTTTATGATGTTGAACAACCACACCAATGATTGAAATTTCGATCTGGGATGAATTGTAAGTAGGGAAGTCTGGGTTTAAAGGAACTAGCTCAATAATATCCACTCCATGCTCATTAACCCCAACAACACGGTATTTTTTAAATGTAGTCATTGCTACACCATGCTGAATTTCCTGAGCAACGACTAATGAACCAGGCTTTGGATCTAAGGCTGCATCTACAACAATTTCATCACCTGGCATAAATTCAGGTGCCATGCTTAAGCCATCAATTTCTAACGAGAAAACGGCGTTTGGATCTTTGCCTTCATAACTTGTATATGTTTCATCTTTTGGATGAACGCCGTCGTATACAACTTCCCGCCATATACCAGCTTGGACAAAATCTAATACCGGAATCTTCCTTAGTTTTCTTCTAGAGGGTCTTACGTTTGAAACTGGTGCAACTTCTGTAGCCTGTATTTCTGTCGATTCCTTATCTAATGAACCAAGCTCCCATCCAACCTTTTTCTCAAGATTACGAGCTGCACGCTCACCAAAACTCCCATGACCTTTCACAAGTTGAGATATATAGCTTGGATTAAGGTCGTAATGCTCACAGAAAGCAGCATCCGAAGAAAAACCCTCAGATTTTAATTTGGCATCAATAGCCTGGCGCAAATTAGCGCGTCTTAAAGAAATTATGTCCATTTATGTATTTCACAGACTTTTTAGTAAAAAGTAAATTCGCAAATACTAAATCTTTATTGACTTATTAAGTGATAAAAATTAGTATTTACTAAATTAATTAGTAAAGGAGATTAAGATGTCTTCTTCCCAAACAATCGAACTAAAAAACTATCTAAGTCAATTAACCCTTAGTGAGCGAAAAGCATTCGCTATACGCTGCCAAACATCGATTGGTTACTTAAATCAAATTATGTATGGCAACAGCAAGTGTGGCGCTTCTTTAGCAATCAAAATTGACAAGGAAAGCAATGGTCAAGTGAGCTGCGATTTATTGTGTCCAGATGTGGATTTTGACTACATCCGAAATCAAGCTTTATCGCTCACTGCTTAGAACAAGTATCAACCAATAAGCGTTTTTAATAAACGTGAACTTAATCAAGGTGTTCACATGGATATATCAAAAGAAACTAAAGCTGCTTTGCACAAGATGGTGCACCAATCTAATGGCATCACTCCAAAGGAGTTAGCTGATGTTGCTGGTGTTTCCCATAACACGGTTCTGAATTATGCAAATCCAAACATGGAAAACCATTTGCCAAGCCTAAAGGCATTTGAAGCCATGCTGACCTACACACAGAACCCAGCTCCACTAAAAGTATGGGCGCATAAATTGGGCTTTATGTTGGTCCCAGTAGATGCAGCAGAGGGAAAGGGTCACGAACTAGGTGTTCTTGAGTCATTACTGGGTATGAATGTTGGGAATGGTGCAGCGAATAAGCAGGTTTTGTCTGCTTTGGAAGATGGTGTGGTGACACCTGCTGAAATGGATGAGACAGATCGCATCCTGGAAGGAATCGAACACAAAATTCAGTCTTTGCGTAAAGCCATGAAAGGCGAGTGTGCGAAGTATTTATCAGCTCTACAAACAGAAAAAGCCTGATGTGCGAGGTCAGGCTTTTGGTAGTTCACAAGTCATGAAGGAAAAATGAACATGAAATCAAATTTAGCATATGAACCACCGCTACCTCAAGGGCAAGTAGTTCATTTTCCAAAAAATGAGCGCAAAGCTATGTCGAATAAAGAAGAGCGCTACACCAAGATGCCAAATGGTTTAATTGACGGTCAGATCATGGCCCAATTAAACGATAAGGCATTTAAGTGTTTAATGTTTGTCATGCGTCAAACCATAGGGTTTGATCGCGCCTCACATCCAATTGCTATCACTCAATTTCAAAAGTACTGCGGGATTAAAAAACGCGATACGGTTATGTCATGTATTCGCGAACTGGAAGAGCTGGGTTTAATCAAAGTTGAAAGAACAACAGGCTGTCTAAATGAGTACCTTTTCACCCCTGACCAGTACCGAGAAAAGGGACTAGTACCAAATGAAGGTAGTACCCTTAAAGGTGATGGGACTAGTACCACCAAACAGGACGGGACTAGTACCGCGAAAGGTGACAGGACTAGTACCGTTGAACGGGGCACTATTAAAGAAACACTTAAAGAAAACTTTAAAGAAAACTTTAAAGAGAAAAACGCGCAAGAAAATTCAGTTGATCAGGTATTGAATCTCTGGACACCAGATTTACATTCCCTGAATTCTTGGTTACAGCGATCAGGTGAAACCCCGATGACCCAAGAACTGGTGAATCAGATTTTACTTGAAGTGAATGCCCATTACGAACCACGTTTGAACGCAGGCTTGATTACAGACACCCAGATGTATTCAAACTTTGTGAAGTGGATCAAACGTAAATACACTCAAAAAACATATCAATCCTCTGAAAAACAAAATTCTAATCTGGATGTGAACACTGCCTGGAACAATCAACCGGTAAAGCAACATGCACCAGTGAATTCACCAGTACATATCCCGGAGGACTTCGTATGAACGCAATGTCGATGCTGAATCAGGGATTGAAACAAACACAAGAGATCTGCTCGAAACACAAAACCCCTATGGTACAAGCTGGGCCATTCCAGAAGTGCCCACAATGCGCCGTAGAGTTCCTAGAAGAACAAAAGCGAAATGCACAGGCCGAAATTGATCGTACCGTACGTGAAAAACACTTTGCTGGTGCAATGCTTCCAGAACGTCATGCTGAGTCAGGTTTTAAGAATTATATCGTTCAGCATGCTGGTCAACAGAATGCATTGAATCTGGTTGTTTCCTTTGCCAAAAACATGATCAGTGGCCACAAAAATAACTTTGTGATGGTAGGACCTACTGGTACAGGAAAAACTCATCTCAGCTGCGCAACAGCTCGGACATTGCTCAACAAGGGAAAATATGCACGTTACATCACCAGTGAGGACATGGCACAGAGAATCATGAATGCCTGGGAGCAGCCGGATGCTACAGAGAAGTCTGTGATTTATGACTTCACTCAGTATGACCTATTAATCCTGGATGAATATGGACTGCATGACCGTGATAAGCGTAGAGAGCTGGTGCACAAGGTTTTGTATGCACGCTATGACCGCATGAAGCCGACCATGCTGATTTCGAATCTGACATTGGCTGAGCTTCAAAAGGATTTAGGTGATCGTCTTTGGTCTCGATTTCAGCAAGGTGGTTTAACCGTAATGGAGTGCAATTGGGCGGATCAGCGTGTAGGAGGTGGGGTGTGAACATACCAAGCATCCAGCGTTTCGAAGAAATCAAAGACATCCTAGTGTATGTGGCCTTTTCTAAACATGAGGTCACGTCAGCTGAGCTTGAAGAGCATGTATGTGACAAAACTAGATCTTCTTTAAATCAAAAATTGCGCGGTCTGGTTCAAGCGGGATACCTGGCTTTTAGATGTAATCACTGCACCAGGTTATATGTGGCTACAGAAAAGACCAAACAGCTATTTGGAGTGCGTGCTGTGGGGGATACATGACCAGCTACTCAATCGCTGAATACAAAAAAATGGTGAAAGCCACCAGATCGAAAGGGCGCTCCACACGCCCTAATGTCAAAGGCGAAAAAGTACCGAATGAGTTTGAAGCGAAGCTGGCCAGAGAATTAAAGACATTAAAAATTAAGTTTGAGCAGGAGTTTTATTTTCATCCTGAACGTAAGTGGAGAGCTGATTTTCACTTAATTGATAAAAAGATTTTGGTAGAGATTGAAGGCGGGATATGGAGCGGAGGAAGGCACACAAGGGGTAAAGGCTACCTTGGAGACATGGAAAAGTATAACGCAGCAACAATGATGGGTTTTCAGGTAATACGGTTTAGTACTGATCAAGTGAAGTCAGGTCACGCGATCCAGCAGATAGAGATGATGGTAGGGGAAATACGATGAATGCAGCAGTAACGATTATGCAGGCGACGAATTGGGGCAAGTTTAGCTTTGAAGACTGGTCACGTCAGCTTGGGGCTTGGATCAATGGTGATAGCGAAGTGATGGTGATGGTTGTAAAGACCATGCCAACCAAGCGTATTACTCAAAAACAGCGTGAAGATTTGCTTGCGATGTATATGCGTGATGAATCACTGATTGATCGTCTACGTGTACGCCGTACAGGTACATGCTGTCAATTAGACAACAATGAGGCGCGTGCAATTCATAAGCTATTTTTGGATCTGCAATCTATTGATGATGAGATTGTTCAGGAATGGATTAGTGCTATCTGGTCGCACTATGTGATGAGTAATTCTATTCGGGATATTGCTGAGAGCAACGATACCCACATTGCACAGATTCAGCAGGATATTAAGTGCGGATTGGCCTTTATTAAATCCCGTTATCCTCACTTTAAATTTGACAAATTTGCCAAAAAAGAAGCGAGTGAAAAATGTGCTTGACGTGTATATACGGGGTATGCGATATTCATGCTACAGTCGACGAAGTGTAAGTTAATTGCACTGTCGTTATTAAAGAAAGCTCGCCAAATGGTGGGCTTTTTTGACATTATTTATTCATAAAATTAAGTGATAATGTCTTTTTGTTTTTGAGCTCTAATTGAAATGGCGATTTTAACTGTTAAAAAACTAGAAGATACTCTCGGTAAATTAGTGGCTGAAGGAAAAAAGCCTGAAAAGATTTTATTAGGCTATAAAGCGTATGGCGAGCTAATGAATGATCGTAGCTTTTTTGAGGAAGTAGCTGGCTCAGCAATGGATCCAAATAAACGAAAATACAAGAATATTAAAATCAAGGTCACTCAAGACGAATACCAGTTTAACGTGAAATGTCAAAAATAGGTTTAAGCATCAAGGAAAGCTCGCCAAATGGTGGGCTTTTTTATTGCCCTGAGAAATATTAGTGTAATCATACCAAATTAAAATGCTTGATTAACCAGGAAGGAATCTTGCTTAGTTCGACAAAGTTAATGACATTATTTCAGCAATTAATATTATAAATTCATGTTTTATAAGTGAAAATAACTGACATTTCTTGCGACATGATTGCTTGATTGTCCAGGAGTAAAATTATGCTTAGATTACTGATGTGTTTATTCGGCTTCCACGGTGCGACTGAGATCGATTACACAGTTGATGATGAAGAAATCAAGGTGTGTCGGAATTGTTTGAAAGAGGTTAGTGGCAAGAGCGATTAATATAATCGTTATATTTATCGATAAATCAGTAAATTGCTCCAAAATGGCTTTGACGAATGGAGTTAATTAGAATACTTTGTATGTTGCTAAGTGTTCAAAAAGCTCCACATTTGAATTTAAAGTTTCACCCACATCAACCCCAATGGTGTGGGTATTTTTTTGACTTAATTAAGAATGCTTAAAAAATCTAAGTGATTAATTATTAGTCGATATTTTCTTAATCTTCAACAAATAATTACATTCAGCTGTAATAATTATCTGTTAGGATCTTTGCTCAGAAAAACAATGAAATAGATTTTTGACCTGATATGGGCCTGCTTAATTTGGGAGAGTTAAGCAGGCTTTTTTTATTCTCAGAATCGCCGGACGTATTACGGCACATGAGACCCCACGTGGATAAATAATTTGGCGGGGTTTTTTTAACTTGAAATATGTAGAATATTGAACATAATCGTATTTTAACTTTACACTAAATGAGATTTAATTATGTCAATTATTCCAGCATCTGAAGCTAAGAAAATATCTAGTAATTCACAAAATGGTTCTATTTCTCAACTCAAGGATGCACTTCTTAAGCAACTTAAAAAAAGAGCTGAGGAAGGGGAAACCTCTGCAAATGAATATGTTCCTAAAGGTGTAATTCCATACGATATTCAAGTATTAAGTGAAGAATTTCAACAAGCAGGATATGAAGTCAAAACAACCAAAATTGGTGATCAAACAATATTTTCTATCTTCTGGAATTAAAAAAATAATTTAACCACCTTCGGGTGGTTTTTTAATGGGCGCAATATATGAATGCAGACAATTACTTCAAGAAAACCAAAAAGCGTCCAATCAAAACCAAACCCCGCAATAAACTATTACCTAAGGCTAATGAGAAATACTTAGAAGCTGAAGAGACCCTATTCCAAGAATTAGAAGAACATCGAATTGGTTATCGTCGAAAGTTTCAATTTGAATCAACCAAAAATTGGCGCTTTGATTTTTATATTGTGAAGTTGAACCTTCTTATAGAAATTGCGGGCAGTTCATGGGCGGTTGGTCGTGGTGGGAAAAAGATAGCGAATTCATTTAATAAGTATGATCTTGCTGAAGATCAAGGTTATACATTTGTGCGCCTTGAACCTCATCAGATTGAATCGGGTTATGCAATTAACTGGATTCGAAGTCAGTTAGAGAGATTAGAAGATGGAACAGTTCAGACCATTCCCGCCGACGGAGCTGATTGATCAGGCTGAGGAAGAAGAAGCCATTCGTTTGGCACCGGCACCAGAACTTAAAGAGTGGGTCATGAATAACTGGCTTACTTTAGGTGGTGAATTACATAACCCGGATCATGACCATATTGCCGAGCTACTGCATGACAATGATGAGTTCCTTGCATTCGCCTGGGCTTCATCTGCCGCTCTAGCGAAAAAACGTATGGTATTAGGCCAGTGTGAAAAGGTTATGTTTAACGTGGGTGGCTGGAAGAAAGCACGCCAGGAACAACAGATGCGGGACTGGTTTGGCTTCGTACCTCAATATCTGATTACCGTTGACGCTACTTATTGTGAACAAGCTACAGATCGAGACTTCTGCCGGTTGATTGAGCATGAGCTTTATCACATCGGTGTAGAGCGTGATGAAGATGGCGAAATCATTTATAGCGATATGACTGGGCTGCCTAAGCATTACTTGGCTGGCCATGACGTGGAAGTGTTCTTTGGTGAGACTAAACGATGGGGAGCTGATGATTCAGTGAAACGTCTAGTTGAAATTGCCAAGAATGCGCCGTTTGTATCTGAAACAAGTATTGCTGCGTGTTGTGGGAACTGTGTGATTAATTAAAATGGGATCAGATTTTAGCTTTACTTTATTTCATTTTTTTGTAGATTTGATCTAAAGGAGGGCAAATATGGCTACATATAAACAAATTCAAGAATTTCTTACTGAAAAACATGGGCGTACTTTTAAAAGTTGCTGGATAGCAGATATTAAAAATCAGCATGGTTTAACTAAAAGGCAAGCACCTAATAGGTATGATCCAGATAACCGTGTTCATCCTTGTCCTGAAGAACATAAGGGTAAGGTTGAAGAAGCATTGAGGCATTTTGAAATGATTTAAAAAAGCTCCCCGATAAAAGGGGATTTTTTTTGCCTGCTTTGCATGACGTAGCATGACAAAAGGGGGATTTATGGCAGCACTTAAAGAGCCTGTAAAAATATTTATTGTTCAAGCTCTTGCATGCCGTGATACCCCTCAAGAAGTTGCGGAGTTGGTCAAGCAAGAGTTCAACATCGAAATCGATCGCCGTCAGTGTGAAAACTATGACCCGACTAAATATGCGGGTCGCAATCTCGGGAAAAAACTTGCAGATCTATTCAATCAGACTCGTAAGAAATTTGATGAAGGTTTGATAGATATTCCAATTGCCAGTAAGTATTACCGGCTTAAGCAATATCAGAAGCAACTTGAAAAAACCAAGAATGCAAAATTAGCTCTTAAGATTCTTGAACAGGCTGCTAAAGATGTAGGTGGCCAATTCACTAACCGACAAGAGATTACTGGTAAGGACGGTGAAGCATTACAGACCACCGTTGTTCATGCTACTCAAGAACAGGTCGAAGCTGCTGTAAAGAAGGCCCAAGAGGAATATTAAATGGATCTGCAAACACAGGTTGAAAAAAAGCTGTGTGAAGATGAGCATTTATATTTCACCCGGCGATTCTTTAAGCCCCGTATGGGTTTTAAATTCACGGTGAATTGGCACCATGTTTATATCTCATGGATTATTGATCAGGTAATTGCGGGTGAGATAGCAAACGTCGTCATTAATGTTCCACCAGGTGCTGGTAAGACTGAATTGACAACCAATCTAATACCACGTGGACTGGCTTTAAATGCACGTTCTCGATTTCTGTATTTATCTTTTTCTCAATCACTGGTTGAGGGCGTATCAGATACGGCGCGTGACATTGTGAAGTCGAAAGACTATCGATTGATGTGGGATTTAACGGTCTCCAATAGTACTGACTCCAAAAAGGAATGGAAGATTACAGTTGAGGACTACGATGTTGGCCATGTGTATGTGGCCTCGATGGGTGGACAGGTAACAGGACGGCGAGCAGGGACATTGGCAGATGATGGCTTTACAGGTTGTATCATCATTGATGACCCGTTAAAGCCAGAAGATGCTTTCAGTAAGATCAAACGAGATGCTGCCAATCGTAAGTTACTTAATACGGTGAACTCACGTAAAGCCAAGTCTGATACACCCATCATCATGATCATGCAGCGCCTGCATACTGAGGATCCAACCAACTTTGTCATGACAGGTAATCTACCTGGTGAATGGACTCAGATATCCATTCCGGCACTGATTGATGATAAGTACATTACAACCCTGCCAGAGCATATTCAAAAGCTGGTACCGCGAGATGCTGAGCGTGATGAGCAAGGCCGCCAAAGTTACTGGCCAAAGAAAGAATCGCTTCAATCCTTATTACAACTTGAAAAGGGTGGCAAGGATAAAGAAGGTGCCACGGTATCCCGTTATACATTCTCCAGTCAGTACATGCAGCAGCCTAAGAAATTAGGCGGTGACTTAATCAAGTCTGAATGGTTTGGATTCTATAAAGAGCATCCAGAGCTTCAGTGGCGCGCCGTCCTTGTCGATACAGCACAGAAAACCAAAGAGCACAATGACTACTCTGTATTCCTGCTGGTGGGTATGGGTATAGATGGAAAGCTGTACTTGCTTGATCTCTTGCGCGGTAAATGGGAAGCACCAGAGCTTAACCGTCAGGCTAAAGCCTTTCTGGATAAGCATAAAGAGTACACCTGGCATACCAAACCAATCCGCTACATGAAAGTAGAAGATAAGGCATCTGGTACTCAGTTGATCCAAACACTCGGCACTTACTCTGGTGTCGCTGTGATTCCAGTCCAACGTAATACAGACAAGCTATCCCGTTTCATGGATGTGCAGGTCCATCTCGAAGCAAACTATAAGGATAAACCGGAAGATCGTTTTGTGATGGTACCTAAAGATGCTCATTGGGTCGGTGAATTCTTTGAAGAATCTGAAGCATTCAATGCGGCATTTACCCATGATCATGATGACCAAGTAGATACGCTGATTGATGCGATTGAAGATGCAGTAATTGCGATTAATTACAGCCCTCCGGCTGCATAAGGTTGAGTTATGTCTAAGAAAAGGAAAAAGCCTGAGAATGCAAAACCTGAAGCTGGTGCACTGTATTCTCATGAGGCTGAACAGGCTTTAATCAGTTATCTGACCAAAATGCCAGACGGCGATGAAGTACTTCGAAAAGCCGGGGTCACACGTCCACGATTGAAAGTCATGATGTATGACGATGAGATTTATCAGGCCATTGAAAAGCGCCAAGATAAACTTGAAAGTGCATCATGGCGTGTAGAACCGATGGATCAACCGGAATCAAAAATCATCATGGAGCATTTACGTGAGTGGTGGTCTGAGATTCTTCTGGGTGCGCAGAATGCTCGCTGGTACGGATATTCTGTATTAGAAGCAATCTATACCAAGCCTGAGGAACCGAGCCTACATATTGATGGCAATACCATTACGCCGTTTATTGGTTTTAAGTGGATTGGTGAAAAGCCAATGCAATGGTATGAGCCTAAGAATGATGGTCGTCTGATGTTGCTGGCCAACTACAATACAACTCGGCAGGATCAGGAGGTTGATCAGCGCTTCAAACACTTTTTGACACGTTGTAAATCTACTTATGAGAATCCATTAGGTGAGGCTCTTTTAAGTCGACTGTACTGGGTCTGGTTCTTCAAAACGTCTGGCTTTAAGTTCTGGGCCAAGTTTGTTGAAAAGTTTGGCTTACCAATGCTGGTTGGTAAAACTGCTGGCAAGACGACAGATATGCGTGATGCACTACTTAGAGCGCATGCCAGTTCGGTAATTGCTTTAAGCGGTACAGATTCGGTAGAGATCCAGACAGCCAATACCAATGGCAACGCATCACAGACATTCGAAACTTTTGACAAGAACCTTGAGCGCCGTATTCAAAAGGTGATTCTGGGTCAGACTTTAACCAGTGGTACAGATGGTGCGGGCTCTCGTGCTTTGGGTGATGTGCATCTTGAAGTGCAAAACTCAAAGTATAAAGCTGACGTCCGGATGATCATGCCGACGATTCAAGCCATTATTAACGCGTTATGTGATCTCAATGGTTGGGAACGTCATCGGGTCATCATTGGTGAAGAGAAATCACTAGAAGAGCCTAAAGCGGATCGTGATGTGAAGCTTAAAAATGCTGGTGCAGTCTTAACGCCACAATACTTTAAGCGTGAATATGGTCTGGAAGATGGTGATGTGATTGAACAGCCTCAAACTGGCTTCAATCAATTCACTGCATTACCTCGCCAGGTATTCAACTTCAAGGCGACAGCAAACAAGCTCTCACCGGAACAGCAAGAAGTTGAAGAACTGACTGATGGCCAAGATAAATTTCAGTTACTTAAGCCGGACCAAGTCAAAGAATTGGTATTCAAGTCTGATAGCCCTGAAAGTCTGGCTTATAACTTGATGCAATTAATACCTGGAGCAACACAAACTCAGTTCACAGCTAATCTGGACCAAGCTTTGTATGCTGCAGATGTATTGGGGTATGTGACGGCTCAAAACGGGAAGTAAGCTATGCAACCAGTCACGTTTCTTGAGGCGCTTCGGTACGCTCACAGTAAAAAGATCGTGCTACCTGATGAGTTTTATTCAATGGACCTTAAGACTCGACAGATGGCGACTACGGTAAGCTTTCTGTCTAGTCTTGAGCAGATTGAAACGGTCATCAAGGCAGTGAATAAATCCATTGCCGACGGCGGTACCTTTAAGGATTTTCAGAAGCTAATTGAAGAATCTGAAATCATTCTGCCAAAGCACTATCTGGACAATGTATTCCGTACCAATATTCAAAGTGCTTATGGTCATGGACGATGGCAACAACAGCAACGGAATAAGGCTAAACGACCGTACCTGATGTACTCAGCTATCGATGATAGTCGAGTGCGTCCTAGTCATTTAGCTTTAAACCGGATTATATTGCCGATTGATCATCCGTTCTGGCTGACACATTACCCGCCGTTGGGCTTTCGTTGCCGGTGCACCGTGATTTCCTTAACTGAGAAACAGGCGCTGAAATATGGCATTACGTCAGATGATCAGTTGCCAGAAGTAGCTGAGGCTTTGGATTGGTCATCACATCCATTGCAGTTTGGTGAACTTGAATCACTGGTGGATAAAAAGATCAGTGCCTCAAGTCTGGATAAAGAATATCTCCTTGAGCAGAAAGAACTCATTAAGGCTGAATGGACCGCGAGTAAAAAGCTGACCAGTCTGTTTGCTCCGATGGATGATAAGACTAGGGACCTATTCGATACGGTGGCCAATACGGTTATTCCACTTGATCCAAGTATTCGGCCAAGTGCAATCCGCACCTTTCTGGACTATGTGCAGGGGAATGATACGGCATTAACTGGCTATTTAAACTCTACTACAAGCTCTCTGGCTGATGATGTGCTTAAACGCTGGCTGAGTACTGATCTGGCAGCTATTCAAGCTGTGGCAAGCAATACGGCTTCTACCGTAGTAGGTGCTGCAACTCTTAATCAAGTAGCGGCTTATCAGGTAGGGCAAACACTTCAATTGAATGCGCCGTTGCTGATGGCTGATACAGCTTCAGATATCGTAATTAAGATTGAGAATGCTAAAGGCTTGGGTGTTGATCTGGATATGTTGAATGCTGGTAACGGCGTTTTAATACCGATGGGATTGTCATTTGAGGTTGTTTCGATTGAAGCGGTTGAAGGGCAGATGGTTTATACGATCAGACCACTAGTTAATTAATCTTTTAATTAACTAATCTGCTATAGGACAATGTTTAAGCTACATTTTTTATACAACGAATGGAATATTTAAATATTGGATTAGGGGCAAAGTAGACTTATAAAATCTGTACAGCTTAGTCACTTGGTTGGGATATGGTTTGTTTTGCAATTGAGATCGAAATACCTGCAGATAAGTGCCCTAAAATAAGAGGCCGAAAGCGTTTAATAAGAGAAGGAAAGGCAAGGGTTCTTTTGTCAAATAATACTTCTACAAGGAGAGCGCTTACGGGATTTACAAGGTATGGGGTATCTAGCGGAAGGAATGCAATAGTCTTAACTCCATATGAGTTCAAAGATCGTGAGAACCAGATAACAAACTTTCTAAATAAGAGGTTTGATAGTGAATGGAAACTTAAGCTGATACCTATAAAGAATACTTGAACTATTTACCCACCTCGGTGGGTTTATTTGTAGCTATTTTACGCCGTCCGAAAGGGCGGTTTTTTTATGGAGCATGAGAAATGCCAAAAGAAGAGGAACATAAGCCGAATCAGTATTGCTTCCAGGTCGGTAACTTAAATGTCGATCAAGCTGAAGATGGCAAGAAGAAGCGGACTTTCTCCGGTGTTGCATACAGTGGTGAAGTTATTACCGATCATTGGTATTGGGATCGAATCATCTTTGATCTTGATTCTATGCAAATTAAAGGCCGAATCCCTGCGTTACTGGATCACTCAACCCGGCAACGTGCTGGAGCCATCAATAGCCACAGCATTGATCACCAGAACGGACTAACAGTTTCGGGCGATCTAATGAGTAATGAATTTGGTACTCAGGTAGCTCAGGACTCTGACGATGGCTTTCCGTGGCAGATGTCAGTGCGAATTGAACCCTCTGCAGTCGAAGAAATCCAAGCAGGTGCATCAGTCACTGTAAATGGAAAAGTGCATCAAGGGCCTATCACGGTTTTCCGTGGTGGTCGTATTCGTGAAGTGTCTTTCTGTGCTTTGGGTGCGGATGACAACACAAACGCAGTGGCAGCGAGTCACTCTCCAAAACAATTTAATCAACCAGAGGACACCGACGTGACCGAATTAGAACAGGCGCAAGCCAAAATCAGAGAATTGGAAGGTCAGGTCTCCACCTTGACTGAACAAAACAAACAGTTTGCAACAGATAAGCGTAATTCTGAAATTGACGCTTTGGCCAAAGCTCTAAACAAAGAGTTTAGCGCTGAAGAAAAAACAAAGTTTGCAGCCATGCCAGATGATGCATTTGAACTGATGGCAGGAACACTCAAACAGTTTGCAGCAGGCAGTCAACAAACACCAGCTGAACAACAACAGCAAACACAAACACCAAGTGTAAATCCGGCATTTGCTCACTTGTTCACTCATCAAGCCAATCCGGGGCAAGGTGGTCAAGCTCCACAAGGCTCGGCTTTAGATCAGGCATTTAATCAGTTTGTAGCAGCACAGCAACAAGGAGCTAAATCATGAGCCAAGTCGTAACAGGAACTATTGAAAATAAACAGCTAGTGGTCGGTGACGGCGTACGTACAGAAAATGCCAAAGTAAAAACTGCTACAGCATATAAGCGCGGCGATTTACTTAACGTGAGTGCCGATAACGTTGCTGATCATCCTGTTGTCACTGAAGGTGTAGTAGGTGAATGGAATGCAATTGCTGTTTCAGATTTCACCGCAGCGCAATCTACTTACCATGCGGCTAATAATCTTGAAATGCCGATCTACGTGCAAGGCCCATTTGATATTGCAGTAGTTACAGTAAATGGAACACCTCTGACTACTGCTCAATATGATGCAGTACGTGCACAAGCATTAAAAAACAAAATCGAACTTCGTAAAGTTGTGGGGAACTAAGACATGAGTCAAACTTTTACATTTCAAAATGCACCAGTGGAATTACTGGATGTGCCACAGCTGGTATTACTGACTGATACCACTCAAAAGGTAGATACCTGGCTGATGGACCGCTTTTTCCCTCAGCGTGTTTCCTACACTAAAAAAGAAGTTCCAGTAGGTGAGCTAAATACAGCGACTCCACTTGCGCCGTTTGTTACTCCGACTGCAGCTGGACGTCAGATTAAAGTAGGTGAATCTGGTAACGTGAAATTCGTTAAGCCAGCTTATCTGAAACCAATGATGACAGTCATGCCAAGTGAAGTGCAAAACACTGCTCTGATCGCACGCTTACGTCAGTTTGGTGTGATTGCGACTGGCTCAAATCGCTTGTCTGATGCAGATCTACTACTGATTGATCAGGCTCAAAAAGCATTGTATCTGCGTCAGTCTATCGAAAACCGAAAGCTATTAATTGCTCGTGATGTGCTTCTCTACGGTAAAACCACTTTTGCTTCTGCAGACTTCCCGATGTATGAAGTAGATTATGAACGTAATGCAGCATGTAACTTTACGCCGTTGATCAAATGGGGCCAAGCGGGTGCTACTCCAGTCAAAGATATTCAAGCGATGATTGATCTTTCTGTTGAGCA